CTTAACAGGTAAGTTTGATGGTTTCTCACAAGAAATTGGTGACGGAACAACTGCGTTAAGTGCGGCTAACATATTTAATGCTGTTGCAATCTTAAGAAAAAATGCAGTTCCATCAACTGACATGGCGGCAGTGGTACACCCATTAAACGCTTATGACCTTAAAGCAAATTTAACTAATACATTTGCAAACTCAAATGCAAACGACTTAGCGAACGAGGCATTAAGATCAGGTTACGTTGGAACTTTAGCTGGTGTTAACATATTTGAAACTTCAAATATAGCTGACAACTCAGGTAACCAACCTGGAACAACAGGCGACTACAAAGCGGCTGTATTCCACAGAGATGCATTAGCATTAGCAATGATGCAAGATATTAAAATCGAAACTCAAAGAGATGCTTCTCTTAGAGCAGACGAAATTGTGGCAACTGCTGTATATGGTACAGGAGAAATCCACGATACTTATGGTGTTGAGATCAACGTAGACTCATCTATCCAATAGTAGAATATTATGTGAGGGGGAGTAATCCCCCTTACATCTAACAAAAGGAAAATTATGGTAAGATTAGTATTATCGAATGAAAAAATGATTACCCTAACAAGAGGTAATAAAACAATCAAAAGATCAGAAGTAGATTACAAGACTAATAAAAAAATGTATGATTTTAGAGGTTTTAAAGTAGCAGAAGATTTGATAAAAGATAAAGATGACACAATATTAGAATTTGAACCAAAGGTTAAAAATGCAAAAACTAAAAGAACTCGTAGCAAAAGTAAAAAAAAGATTAAAGAAGATTTATAATTGGATTGTAGGAAACTATGGCTAATTATACAGGAGCAAATGTTATTACTGCGGCAGATGTAACTAAATATCAACCTGATGCATTCAGTTTCGGTATTGGTGCAACAGACACAGAAGCAGTTAATTTTTTTGCTCAAACCACTAATGATATTTTAAGAGCATTAAGAATTGAGTGGTGGCCTGTATACAAAACAAACATCTTTACAGATATAACAGTATTAAACACAGCAGAAATGGTAGATACTAAAGTTAATTTAGACCAATTTGAACGGGCTGGAGTTTATCTTTATATCGGTAGATTTTTAGCACCCGCTTTATCTAAATTTAGACCCGAAGCGGACAAAGACAGATTTGAAAGAATGGGTGAGTATTATTTATCTCAATACAATCAAGAATGGAAATCTATATTAGAAGATGGCGTTGAATATGATTCAGACGCAGATGGAACTATCGTAACTAATGAAAGAGAATCTTTACACGGTTTTAGAAGATTAACAAGATAATGCTAAGTGCAAGAGTTAATACAAATCTTAAACAAGTAAGAAAAAGATATAATAAATTTTTCAAAAGATTTCCTAATATAGTTTTACAAGGATTAGAGCGTGCAGGAGTTCAGTTAAAAGAAATTATTTTAGAAAAAACTGATAGAGGAATAGACATTGCTGGTAGAAGATTTGCACCCTATTCTAGAATGTATCAAGAATTAAAAGGTAAAACCAAAGTAGATTTACAAGATACTAATCGT